ATGTATTGCTATTGATGATTGGTGGCAAAATGCACCATTGGTCAATCACCATTTGCATATTTTGGACAGTGATGCATGGCCCGGGCCCTGGGAGCTTTTGGTAGACAACACTTACTGTACGGTTGCAAGAGCACTGGGAATGTGTTATACTCTGTTATTAGTAGGAGAAAATAACATAGATTTAGTTGAAGCAACTGATAAAATGGGTGAAGATTTGGTACTAGTCCTGGTAGATAACGCAAAATATGTATGTAATTACTGGCCCAACACCGTAGTAAATAATTGTTCATCTGACTTCACGATAAAAAGATATATTGACATATCACACTTACAACTAAAAATATAATAGGTAAAACATGAGCATAAACGTAGTTAAACGCAACGGGCAATCCGTCCCTCTAGATATTTCAAAAATTCAACGACAAGTAGCATACGATTGTAAGGGTATAGATAATGTCAGCCCAAGTATGGTAGAAATCAAAGCACAGATAGAATTGCGTGATGGCATGAGTACAAAGACAATTGATGAATTGTTACTCAAAGCTATGGTTAATCTAATCGATGAAACAGAAAATCCAGACATCAATAATGTAAACTATCAATATGTAGCAGGTAGACAAAAAGTATCAATGTTACGTAAAGAAGTTTATGGTACATATACACCACCACCATTGTATGATATTGTGAAAAAGAATGTTGAGTTGGGTATGTATACTAGTGATTTATTAGAGTGGTATACAAAAGAAGAATGGGATATTATTGATTTGTTTATCGACCATAGCAAGGACGAAAATTACACCTATGCGGCTATCGCTCAGTTATGCGAAAAGTACTTAGTGCAGAACCGTGCTACTGGTCAGATATTTGAGACACCGCAGATAAGATATGCTGTTGCTGCCGCAACAGCATTTCACAATGAACCTAAAGAAAAGAGATTAAAATATGTTAAAGAATATTATGAGTGTGCGAGTGATGGTCATTTTACTTTGGCTACTCCCGTTCTTGCCGGTCTTGGTACTACTACTAAGCAATTTAGTTCATGTGTGCTTATTAGCAGTGATGACACACTAGACAGTATTTTTGCTGCAGGTGAAATGATGGCTAAGTATGCTAGTAAACGTGCTGGCATAGGATTAGAGATTGGACGTATTCGTCCTCTTGGCTCCCCCATTCGCAATGGGGAAATCAAACACACAGGTATGATTCCGTTTTTAAAGAAATGGTTTAGTGATTTACGCAGTTGTAGTCAAGGTGGCATACGTAATGCTAGTTGTACAGTTACATTCCCCATTTGGCACGCACAGTTTGAAGATTTGATTGTGTTGAAAAACAATCAAGGTACAGAGGAAACACGTGTGCGACAAATGGATTACTCAGTTGTGGTTAACAAGATGTTTTGGAATCGTTACAAGAACAATGAGAACATGTCTCTATTTGATCCACATGAAGTACCTGATCTATATGAAGCTTATTACAGAGATAGTGCTGAATTTGAAAAACTATATTTAAAATATGAACAAGATAAGACAAAGACGAAGAAGGTTATATCAGCAGTTGAAATATTCAAAAATGGAATCCTTAAAGAGAGAACTGATACAGGCAGAATTTATCTTGTTAATATCGACAATGTTATCTCGCAAGGAAGTTTTGATACCACACTTAACCCAATCTATCAAAGCAATCTCTGCCAGGAAATACTATTACCCACAAAGCCTTTTCAACGCATCGAAGATGATACAGGAAGAATTGCTTTGTGCACTCTTGGTAGTATAAATTGGGGAGCATTTAAAAACCCACAAGATATGCGTAAAGCATGTAGAATTTTGGTTCGTAGTCTAAGTAATCTACTTAGCTATCAAGATTTTCTTTCAGTACAAAGCAAGTTAGCTAATTTAGATTTTGAACCACTAGGTGTTGGTATTACAAACTTAGCATATTGGCATGCAAGACGTAGTTACAAATATGGTGAAGCACAAGCATTAGCAGAAGTAAAGCGTTGGATGGAACATCAAGCATTTTACTTAACTGAAACAAGTGTTGAATTGGCACAAGAAAAAGGTGCATGTAAATTATCACAACAAACATTCTATGGTAAAGGTGTATTTCCTTGGGAAAGACGTAATTCTGGTGTAAACGAGTTGACAGATTTTACTCCAAGTGCCAATCTAGATTGGGAAACACTTCGCCAAAATCTATTGCAATATGGAATTCGTAATGCTACACTAATGGCTATTGCCCCTGTAGAAAGTTCTAGTGTTGTATTAAATTCAACAAATGGTATTGAAATGCCAATGGAACTTATTAGTGTTAAAGAAAGTAAAGCCGGTAGTTTTGTACAAGTAGTCCCAGAATACAAACGCTTAAAGAACCGCTATCAATTGATGTGGGATCAAAAAGATTGTATAGAGTACTTGAAAACGGCATGTGTATTGGCTGTATACGTAGACCAAAGTATCAGTACGAACACATTTTATAATCCTGCATATTTTGCAGAAGGTAAAGTTCCGGGAACACTAATTGCTAAGAATTTAATGTTAGCATATAAGTGGGGATTAAAAACTGTTTATTACTCATTGATTAATAAAGTAGGATCTAAAGTGGCACTAGAAGAAACAAATAATGTTATACCTTTTGTCAAACAAGATATAATTGATGACGAAGAATATTGTGAAAGTTGTGTGCTATAATGTTGATAAATTTTACTGATGATATGTCATATGAAGAAAAGCTACAAATCTTGCTAGCTTATCATAAAGTACCAGGTACATTCATTTATGATAATGAAGATATTCCAATGATTGTAATGGCACTCAACCAAGATGATGTTGAAAGTATTAAGATAGATGATGAAGGTGCTATAGATATAGCATATTATGGTGATGAGTGGCAGAAGCCGGAAACAAACATGGATGAATATGAGTAACTATTCAGCGATTTGTAGCGTGAATGATAAATACTATTATAACTATAATAGGAAAGTAATGAATAATATATTTTATGTTTACGCATATCTCAGAGAAGATTCAACCCCTTATTATATTGGAAAGGGATCCAATGATAGAGCATGGAAATCACATATTAGAACTAACGGAACTAATCTGTTACCAAAAGACAAAGATAAAATTGTCATTTTAAAAAATTTGCTATCAGAGGAAGAGGCATATGATTATGAATCTGAACTTATTGAACAATATGGAAGAAAAGATTTAGGTACTGGCATATTGCATAATTTAACAGATGGCGGTAGGGGTAATGAAGCAGGATATAAACACAATGAAAATGCGATAGAAAAATTAAGATCCGCAGGGAAATTAAGTGCCAAACAGCGAATAGAAAACGGAACACATAATTTTGTTAATAATCCACCTAAGGTTAATCTTGGTGGTGTTGTTACTAAGAAGTTGATAGATTCCGGCAAACACAATTTATTAAAGAGACCAGATGGTACAAGTGTTGCTTCGGATAGAGTTGCAAATGGTTCCCATCATTTCGTTAATTCCGAATGGAAAAAGAAACACGGAATAGAACACTCTAAGTGGATGAATGAACAAGTTAAAAACGGAGAAGCATTTTTCGTAAAGAATAATCCAGCACGTGTCAAAGTAAGTTGCATTCATTGTAAAAAAGAAACAAATTTAATGGGATTAGGTAGATTCCACAAACACTATAAGGAAACAAATGAGTAAAGCACAGTATGATTTAAGTAAGCCTACAAATTATTTAAGTAGAACAATGTTTTTAGATCCGGCAGGACCGGTAGTAATACAGAGGTTTGAAGAAGTTAAGTATCCTAAAATAGCAAAATACGAAGAAACTGCTAGAGGTTTCTTTTGGGTACCAGAAGAAATTAGTTTAACAAAAGATAAAATTGATCATAAGGAGAGTAGTGATGCTATTAAGCATATATTTACTAGCAATCTTTTACGCCAGACTGCGCTTGACTCGATACAGGGCCGTGCACCGGCACAGGTGTTTGGACCAGTAATAAGTATTCCTGAATTAGAAGCACTAGTAAGCAATTGGAGCTTCTTTGAGACAAATATTCATAGCAAGAGTTATAGTCATATCATTCGTAATATTTATGGTGTTCCTAAAGAAGAATTTAATAAAATTCACGACACACAAGAAATTGTAAGTATGGCAAGTAATGTAGGTAAGTACTATGAAGACCTGCATCAAATTAATTGCTATAAAGAAATTGATAAGAACATGGCCGGCGAAGAAGCTCATATCAAAGCAATTTGGTTGGCATTGAATGCAAGTTACGCACTAGAAGCTTTAAGATTCATGGTAAGTTTTGCTACAAGTCTTGCTATGGTAGAGAATAAGATTTATATTGGTAATGGAAATATTATTAGTTTGATACTACAAGATGAAATATTGCATGCAGAGTGGACTGCATGGTTAATTAATAATGTTGTCAAAGATGATCCAAGATTTGTTAAAGCAAAATTAGAATGTGAAACTGAAGTATATGGAATGTATATGGACGTAATTCAGGAAGAAAAACAATGGGCTGATTATTTATTCAGTAAAGGCGTTGTGATTGGCTTGAATGCAGAAATCCTCAAAGACTTTGTAGACTATACTGCATTTGTAAGACTAAAAGAAATTGGAATCAAGTATGAAGAACTTCATCCTAAACATAGCCCTATACCCTGGTTCAACAAACATGTAAATATTAACAAAAAGCAATCAGCATTACAAGAGACAGAATCAACTAACTACGTAGTGGGAGTAATGTCAGATGTAGTTGATTATGATGAATTACCTGCACTATAAGGAGAACAAGTATGAAAGCAGTTGTATGGAGTAAAGACCAATGCCCGTATTGTGTGCAAGCAAAACAATTATTAGAAAGTAAAGGTATCGAGTATGAAGAAAGAAATATCATGCACGGTACATGGACAAGAGAACAATTACTAGAGGCAGTACCAAATGCCCGTACAGTACCACAGATTTTCTTAGACGGAGAACTGATTGGTGGGTTCACAGAACTCAAAGCTAAATTAACAGAAAGCAATTAATGAATTTTGAAATTAACACCGTTTATACAATTAAGCTTAATTCCGGTGAAGAAATGGTTACTAAAGTAATCGGAATCAATGACGATTCATTGTCTATCACAGATCCAGTCAGTATTGCACCTAGTCAAAAAGGTATGCAAATGATTCCAAGTATGTTTACTTCTGATCCTACACAAAATATAACACTAAATACTAATAGTATTAGTTTTTATGGTGTCACCGAAGATAGCATTAAAATGAAATATATTGAAGCAACTACTGGAATTAGTATTCCAGACAAAAAAATTATATTAGGATAATATGCCCGGACTGAGTAGAAAAGGTGATAAGAATCAATTAGGTGGTGCAATTGTACGTGGAGCAAGTACTGTATTATGTAATGGCATAGCAGTAGGATTACATACGAGTAGTATAACTGAACACGCACCATATGGACCACCACACCCACCTCACAAATCATCAACTACTACTCAAGGCAGCCCTACAGTCTTTGCTGAAGGTGTTCCTGTACTCAGAATAGGTTCAGGAAACAGTTGTGGGCATAGTATTGTTGAAGGAAGTAAGGATGTATTTGTACCATGAGTTTAACAGGAAATTATACACCAGTTAATTTAAACTGTTTAGGCGCACTCGTTAAGAACAGTGGTTTAAATATTAACCCATCTACTGAAAAAATAGTGGGATTATTTGTAGGCACGGACTTAGTAAATGCAGTTTATTATCCCGGAACACTAATGGGTGATAGTATAAACTTTGATACTGTACTAGGCCCTGAATTAGTATCTGTGCCTGTTCCTGCGGTTGCTACTGCATATGGTACACCCAGTATTACTATATTAGCACCTTCTTTTCCTACAGGTGTAACAGGTCCTATATTCAAAGTTACAGGTGTGCCTGGAGAAAAGATTTTAATAAATCAATTTAGAATGTTGCCCCAACCATCTAAGTCACTATACACAGAAGTACACCATGATTATTTTACCATAGGTCCTGATGGTACTTATACGTATAAAGCACAGTCTAATAGTTATAGTGCGTTTGGAACTTATTATATGGCAGTAAAATGGTTTGCTAGTCCAGGAATTAGAAATCAAACTATACAAATTGCAACAGATTCAAAAGGTTTATTTTTTAATGGAGCCGACTTTGGTTCTAGCGATGCAGTTAATAGTACATTGAATAAACCAATCATCATTGGCGGAGTTTCTACTGATGGTTCACAATTACCTGCAGGTTCTATCACAACCAATGTTGTATCACAAATTACGTTACCGAACTTTTTAACTAAATTACCTGCAATATTTAATTATGCATTTGAATTAGCATATCCTACTATTGGTATAGGTGCAATTAAACAAGGTAGGACATACATTATTAAATCATTGGGTGATAAATTAGGATACGGACCTCAAGCTAAATCTGATTTCACAGCCTTAGGTGCAAGTGTAAATGTAGTAGGCACACAATTTGTAGCAAATACAACTCCTACTGATACTACTAATATATTTGGTTACGGTACAGTATACAACGTTAATCCTGATACAACTAATTCAGATCCTTCTAAAAGAGAACAGGGTGGTCTTATTACAAAAGACACATACAACAGATTGATTACTATGGGTGCAGGATTTTGTGAATTGTTAGGTAATAGTGTCCCTACAAATGCATATTCCAGAACGATTCCACTTGTTGAAACAAAATATGGATTTTTAGGACAATTTGCGATTCAGGCATGGAAAGAATTTTATATTAATAATGGCTCATATAGCGATTTCTTAAATACATTTAATACATGTATGAGTACCAGAGATCAGAATAATAAAGTTATTGATAGTTTTACTGCTAGCTTGACTTACTTAGATGGTATCTATAGTAACATGAATGACTTGATAACAGGTGATATCACTGGTGTAAATTCAAGTACATTCTTTTGGGGGCAAGATATCATAGCTAGCGGTCGTGCAATAGATTTATTAACAATAGATAGATTTGGTGATCCAGAAATATTGCTAAGAACATTGAATAAAAATAAAGCAATTACATCTGCACTTAATCTTGCATTACTATCAGCAGGATTAAGTGCAACTGAAGTAAGCAATATACTTAACGGGGTTATACCAACAAACCAACAACGTAAATACATGTATAATGCATTTAATTTAATTATTGGTGTTGATTTAAATGATGTATTATTACCTATCAATTGCCAAACAAAAGGATTAAAATCACTTGCAGATTTACTTGATCCTAAAATGCTATTTCCTACTAGTTACAGTAGTTTAACTTTCCCGAGGTATAATACACAAAAGTTACCAACAAATAGTAAAACATATTTCTTATTATATAGCACAGATGGTAAAGTAAATGTACAACCTAATATAAGTTACGGTAATCGTTTAATAACTTACTTGCCACCTGACATTGCATATGCATGTGATGCATTTAGTGAAGCCATGATGCAGATTAAAAATGTCAAATCTATGGATATAGAAAAGTTTGGACAAGTTGTTAGTAATTTAGAAAATGTAAATGGATTGAATGTTAATGGTACTAATATTCCAACTGATATTGCGACAGTTACAGCTGCACTTGCATCGGTTGCAAAAGGATCTGACATTGATAACAAATATAATATGAAAGACTTTTTTGGTTGCATGACTAATTTTTATCCCTTTGATAAATTAGATGCAGCTATTAAAGAAATAACAAAATTTGACCTAACACCATTGACTCAATATTATGATCAAATATTCACTATAGTATCTAGTGGCTCTACTAATGCTGCCGATTATGCTACATTACCTAATCTAATCACATATGCCAATGAAGCTATACAAACATTATATTTTAATGCAGCCAATACAAATAATGTAAATCTAGCACCTACAGTAACACTTGGTACACCGGGCTTATTTGTTTTACGCTCTAATGTAGGAGTAGGTGAAACATATAATACTGTTTATAATAAAGGACTTGGTATGGCACAAGACAGTACTAGTGGAACTGGTGGAACTACTGATATAGGTACTAGAACCGATACTAGAGCATTTTTTATCATAACAAGCGACAATCTTTCTTATAATGTTACTCTTGCATCAATGATTAATAATTCTTATCCACATGGTAAAAATTACCAAGTTAACGATACAATTACTTTTCTTGGTACTAGATTTGGTGGTGCAACACCTGCTAATGACTTAGTGATTACTGTAACAGAAGTTAGTAATGGGGTTGATACAGGCGATGGGGTAGCAGGTTCAATAATTAATTTTACATTTACCGGAACACCAGGCTTACCTGTAAAAGATCAATATGTAATTGAATTAACTGGCACTGCCGGTGAATCAGTTTCTCTATATATTTTTTATGAAGTACCAAATACTACTAATTCAGGTTCAAATATAATTCCCTATCTTGGAATTGTAGATGGAGAGGCATCAGTTGCATATAATGTTGGTATTAGCCCAGCAGCCGCCCAGCAGGGTGTAATGCATGTTACTATAGGATCAGATGGTTCTTACAAATATTTCACATCATTCCCCAATGAAGGAACATATTGGATAATGGCATATTGGGATGTTCAAACAGGTGGCAGAACTACACCAGTTGTTATTACTACAGGAGCAGGTGACAATTTCTTCTCTTATTTACCTGCAGCAATAAATGCTAGTGCAACAAAAACAAGATTAGATAAACCAATCATTGCTGGTAATAAACCCAGTAACGGTGAAACAATTAATTATATTGTTACAGGCGGAAAAACTAATCTTATAACTGTTAATCCACTTAATTCAGCTGCTAAAGGAGTTATTGATAATGCATATTCAATATATAAGTTATTAGCTTCAAGTTTGCAAACAGAGCAAAATGCAAGAGACTTAGCATTACCTACTGGCACAAATGATTTAGTAACTAATGTACATGAAGTATATAGTTTTATGGATAATATTTCAACATACGCAATAGATACTGATCCATTTCAAACTTCTATGACATTGGAAAATATTAGTGCAAACAATATTGGTGGAACTAATCTAATAGCTAGTTTGCGAGAAGTTCGTAACGCACAGAGATTAAATCTTATGGGCGGTCAACTTGATAACGATGTAGTAAAATTGCCTTTGGTGCTGCCTAAAGCATCATCACAGGTAGCAAATATTACATTATTGCATCCAGATGGTAGTATTGTACCCGGCAATGTTACTATTGTTAGTGGTACAACTACTGTACCAGGTAGCACAGGTGGTACTACTGCTAGTACACTTATACCTAATAATTTAAGTATTACAAATTTGGTGAACAATGGGCTTACTGTTCCGATACTATCACCAACCACCGCAGTCCATGATGTTACTTTGTGTAATTGTGACTGTTGGGAATTAGTTAAGTAATTATACTTAACACATTACTTGTTTGTACAAGTAATAGAAAGGAGTAGCATTATGCTATTAAAATTTAAAAACTATTTTGCACTAGTTTTAATTGTATGTGGTCTTACCATGTCATTTAATATAACTAGTGATTTTAAAAATTTAGAGAATAATATTGCTAGTCATGTTAGTTTAAAACAGGTAACTTGTTTAGCAAAAAATATATTCTATGAAGCTGGTCACGAGAGTGTAGAAGGCAAAGCCGCGGTCGCAAGAGTAGTGGTTAACAGAATGAATCATGGCTTTGGAAGTACGCCCTGTCAGGTAATCTACCAAACAGCTTATGTTAATAGCGATGAAGGTAAAATAAAAGTATGCCAATTCAGTTGGGTATGTGAAGGTAAGGGCGATCCAAATACCAATGACCCAAGATATGTTCAAAGTATGGACATCGCATATGATGTGCTTGCAAACAACAGTTACAATGACATATTACCAAAAAGTGCACTATTCTTTCATAATTTATCCGTAACTGTTGACAGTTCTTGGCCTTATCGTAAAATAAAGCAAATAGGTAATCATATCTTTTACAGTAAAAAGAAAAATTAATGGAAAATAATTCAGCCAAAGGCAGAGACAGTTATGATTCAAACGTAGGGAATAACATTGTACATTTTTTTAATCGCAATGTTACTCCCTATGCAACTGAGTCAAGTGGGCCACAATTCGATTTAATTCCAGTCACTAAACAAAAAGACATAATGATTAATCATGCTAGGATATACGCCCAGCAAGAATATGATCGCATTATGGAATTGGTTACTGTGTTACAAAAGCAAGCAGATGATATAAAGCGTAGACTAGATGTAACTGATATGGTTTACAATGCAGAATATCAATTTCAAATTGTGTTGGGACAGTATTATTGGTTAGCTTTTGACACACGAAAACAAAAAACAATACTAACATCACATGGTCCTGATGATTGGAGTTCAGGAAAACCTATACACTATGATTATATAACACAAGTTAAATACATGGGTGATCATACTTGGATGGAGATTAAAGATGTCTAAAATAAATAGTAGCCCTGAAAGATATACTTTTCAAAAAGAAGGGTATATCAAACGTTGTGAGGAAAAAGGTAAAGAGCCTAACCCGGACTATATTGAGATGTACAAGTCTTGGCGAGAACAAGAGATGGAAAAGCTTGTAGATCCTGATTGGCAAAAAGATAATATGGAATATGATTTGCGTAGTACTAAGTGGATTTGTGACAAAGTAAAACAAAGTAATAGTTATGCTCAAAACTTGTATGCATCCATGTGCAATAGAGACTTCATTAAAAATGATGTATGGCCCATTCTTACTGAAGAAACTTGGAGTTGTAGTTGGAGACATGCAGGTGGTATCATCGCTGACATGCAAGAAAAGGGTGACTATATTGATTGGTACTGTTCAGGTATAATGGAAGAAGGTCATGAAATCCCAGGTTTTGTTACTGAAGGCACTGTGACTGATGAGATAGAGCAAGACTTGTTAAAATTAGGATGGCTAGTTTGCCCAGAAGATGCAAAATAAATTGACTTTTATTAAAAAAACACATATAATAGCAACATATTTTGAAACAGGACTAAATAAAACACTATGATGAATAAAACTTGTAACCAATTGATGAAACATAATACTTTATGGGCGACCATAGAGTCATTTGTACCATCATATCCTACAAGTATTCGTGGCACAAATTTTGTTCTAGATCAAAGAGAGCCGGGGAATAGATAAAAGTTTATCATATAACTAAATTCTAAACCCTGGGAATCTAAAAAGTTCTCAGGGTTTACCATTTAGTGTTGCAATAAAACAACAAATGAGGTTTGACAAGAAATGAGAAAAGAAGTAGAATACAAAACTGATAAATTACGTTGGCGAGAGTATACTCACTTGACTCCTGAAAAAGTCAAAGAATTGATACAAGAGAAGTTAAAACGAGCAACTCTTTTAGCCGAGTCTAATAGGAAATTGATAGAACGATCAAAATCTATGTAAGACAAGTGTGATAGTAACGAGGACTACGCTAGACACTATAATAACTAGCAAACGGGCGGCCTTGAGGATGAAGTCTCTTTTGTGAGATGAAAAATTCAAGCGTATTAAAAAGCATAGAGCTGACATGGGCTGAGATGCCGCAGACTGTGCTTTTTAATACACACTTTGGGATAAACATTTAATATGCCTGGACAGTATATTACCCCAGAGTGTTTACAAATTTATTGGTCTATGGTGAAATGGTATCACAACGGATTTTGATTCCGTCGTCCTTGGTTCGATCCCAAGTAGGCCTGCCAAATAATTATTATGGGCAATGCTTTAATTAATAAATATATATTATGACAATAGATTTAACACAACTAATTTTCCGCAAAAAAAATGCATTCTCAAAAGATGAATGTCAATTTTTAATTGAAGAATATGATAAATTAAAAGATGACATACTGTTAGAAAGCTGTTTTCATGCAGTTACAGGAGAAGATACAGTATCAACATTCTTACGAACTGAAATAAAATATGGAACTGAGGCTTGGGATTTAGTATTCAAGGCAAATGAAAATCTTATCAATGAGTACATGGATTACCTAGATGACTTTGGTATGTTTCATGTTGGTATAAGAGAGACTATGCTATATAGTCATATGTATCGTTTACTGAAATATGAACCTGGTAGTAAGATTCATCCGCACATAGATCATGCTACACATGTATACGGTAGTGCTACATTCAATTTGAATGATGATTATACAGGTGGAGACTTTGTGTTTTGGAACGGTAAGCATCGTGTAAAATTAGAGGCTGGTGAAGCAATGATTTGGCCTGCTGACTATTTTTGGGTACATGAAGTAGAACCTGTAGAAACTGGAGTAAGATACTCTACCAATAGTTTTCTATTAAATTTACCTGAACCTATTATAAAACATTTTGATATGCACGAGAAATTAGCGGTAGAACATCCTGACTGCCAAAGATATATTAAAGATCAAGGTTATAAAATCAAACCAAATAAGCGTCTGTAGCTCAGTTGGATAGAGTACTTGGCAACGAACCAAAGGGTCGTGAGTTCAAATCTTTCCAGACGCACCAAGTTAATTGTTAACAAAAGCGATAAAATGAAGTGGCCCTTCTGCCGAACTATTAGGTAATTTAACCCCATATTTCTTGGATGTATCGTGACTAGTGATAGTTATACGACGGGTCTCTTAGCCGGAGAATGAACACAGATATGGGGAGGGCGAAAAGGTCGAACCCTCTTAAACGTGTGATAGTATTTGTTAACAATTATTTAATATGGTGATATAGCTCAGGGGAAGAGCAGATCCTTCATACGGATAAGGTCGTTAGTTCAATTCTAACTATCACTACCAAAATTCTGAGATAGACGATAAGCTTGAGTCCCACTTAGCATAACATATCATGGGGTATGTGAAAACGCCAGGCTGCTATTTGTGGTAGTTAAACTCGCTTATACGAGACAATCACATGAGTCCTCTCAGGAGGATAGTGTGGCTCTCAGAAATCTTTTTATGGTGGCTGTAGCTCAGTTGGTAGAGTCCAGGATTGTGATTCCTGTTGTCGTGGGTTCGAATCCCATCAGCCACCCCAAATCTCAATGCCCCTGTAGTTTAATGGTAAAACGGCGGATTTATATCCCGTAAGCAACAGATAATTGGTTCATGGGAGTTCAATTCTCCCCAGGGGTACCAACACAAAATACCCCAATGGCGCAACTGGAAGACGCACTCTCTTCAAAAGAAAGATGTTGAAGGTTCAAATCCTTCTTGGGGTACCATTGTCGGGTCTTTAATTCAATGGATAGAATACCATGTTCCGATCGTGGTTATACAGGTTCGATTCCTGTAGGACCCACTCAAACCAGCTAAATAATAGTAGTGACTATACCAAAAAGGAGTTTAATCGTGGCAGTATTAGCACTAGATGTGTCAGGAGTTCCCCGTAAGTGGATCTCATATGATGATGCAATTACATACCATGCAAAAAACTCAGTAGCATGGGCAATGGGTGAAGTCATTGCAAAGTATCGTGGTGGAAATCAAAAGAATGGTGAGATGAGTTACCTTGAATCTACTAGCATTATTGCTATTAAAGGTCATGGTTTCAATCCTTATAAACATTCAACAGTTGCATTAACCAATAAAACATTATTCGGCCGTGATAGACATGTATGTGCATATTGTGGCGATCATTTTCCAAACTATCATCATCTAAGCAGGGATCACATTATTCCTAAAAGTAAAGGTGGAGAAAACACTTGGATGAATGTAGTAACTGCATGTCTTAGCTGTAATAGCAGAAAAGGTCATAAACTGTTGAAAGAATGTAAGATGGAATTATTGTATGCCCCATACGTGCCCAATCACTATGAAAATATGATACTTCAACATCGTACAATACTAGCAGATCAAATGGATTACTTGCTTGCAGGTGTTCCCAAGCACAGTAGAATTTTATTGAGTTAGTGTCATACTACTAAATAAAAGTCATATCAACAACAATGCCCTTCTAGTATAATGGTATTACACCTGATTTGTAATCAGGTTACGGCAGTTCGATTCTGTCGAGGGGCACCAGAGTATTCCGCAGAATTCGAGCATGGTGCACGGACTTGCCTGTTAAGCAATGACTAGCTGAGATCGTTACTCAGATGCGGAGCCAATCATCAACGCTAATACTGGCGTTCGTTCAATGGATAGGACAGGATTCTTCTAAAGTCTTAATAGAGGTTCGATTCCTCTACGCCGGACCAATGTAGTATTTTTACAACAAACACATTTGACAGTATATCCAACTAATGATATAATTCATACATGAATTGAGAAATTGATTCAGGAAATATTGAAAAGTGTTTGTAGTAGAAATACAACAAATTAGTTTGACAATAAATCTGAATTATAGTATAATTCATACATGAATTGAGAGATTGTGCTTAGTTCAAAGGTTCATTAAAAAGTTAATTAATGTAGTATTCTGTTTTTAACAGATGCTATATTAAAATATATTGTAGGTTACCTACACCGTTAGGCGGTCTGAGAAAACGAGCAACATTGCAGAAACAGCAATCTCAGAAAGCATGAAACAGGCTACGGCCGGATATAGCGGCGGGTTTGTAGGCAGTAATGACCGTACAGGCTCTTGGGGTAGCGCCCTTGAGTAGAGATAGATGTACAATGGTTCCTGTAGTATGTTTTAATATAGTAATATCATTGTTAAGTGTTATCAGGGTATCGTCTATGGACGCATAGACTATACGGGCCTAACTGGCGAGGAACAGGTCCTGATATAACTGCTTATTCGCTTTGGAAGGTTGCGCACCGACTCCTAAATTGAGCAGATAATACTTAACAATGATTTTGGTCCCATAGTATATCGGTTAGTATAGTGGCTTGTCACGCCATTGAGGCGAGTTCGACTCTCGCTGGGACCGCCAAGTTTTAAAATGTGTGTAGCAGTTGAGTCTGCCATAAAACACGGTTCGCCTGTAGCACGGTACTCAGCCCGACATAAAGAACAGTTACTGACCACACATTTTAATTTGTTTTATGCTCAGATAGTTCCACGCAAAGTTCGCAACTTTGGTCCACGGTGAGTTCGCAACTCATGGCAGTTGGAGAGGTAAAAACTCCCGCCATAGGGGGTCTCCAGTGAGAGAAGGTGCAAATCCTTCATAGAGCGCCAACTTGCTGATGAATATAAAACCACTAAAAATGTAATTTGGTTTATAAAAACTAAACGAACATACAAGTGGATACATGATTAAGTCCCTATAGTTTATGTTGGTTAGAACACCGGCCTTTCACGTCGGCAAGCCCGGATCGTCACCGGGTAGGGACGCCAAACAATGGATAGTGAGTAGCACTGGTGACTGCACCGGATTGTAAATCCGGCTCCTTACGGAATACGGGGTTCGAGTCCCTGACTATCCACCAAGAACACGGAGCGTTGGCCGAGTTGGTCGAAGGCACTTTCCTGCTAAGAAAGCATCGGGGCAAAAACTCTGATCATTGGTTCGAATCCAATACGCTCCGCCATCATTTGTTTTTCAATTTGTTTAAAACTTTTTGAAAAACTTCAATGTCATCGTACATTAATTTTGCAAGTAATCCAGTAAGATATCCTCTTTCGTAGGCTAATCTTAGATGTGGATCATCATACTTACTACCTTCTTGTTGTAGTAGTAATTCAATGAGTTGGCGGCATCTTTCATCAGGTGTCATTAACTATTTATAGGAACATTTTTTTTAAAAGGAGAATTTATGAGATTGTCTAGAACTAGTAAATTGGTTAATGCACTTGAAAGAGGTGAAAAATTAACCTTAGCGCAAGTTAAAGCAAGATATAAATTAAAGGATCCTGCAGTAGCAATGAGTGACTTGAGATTGCGTAATGGTTATGCAATTGAAAATGGATACTTTATTGATACTAAAGGTAGAGTGACAAGAAAATGGTGGTTAGGTACTCCACCAAAACACATTGTAGCAATGGGCTATAGAACAGAGTTAAACAACAAAAGGAAAAATCATGGATAGTGACAAGAGTGGTAAGATAATGGGGGTGAAACTTTAAGGTGAAGTAACTGGCTTTTAACCAGTAAAATTCGGATCGTTCCCGAACGCCCCTACCAAAATTTCCATATAATTGAACTTAGGACTAAATAAGTTAAAGTTAAAAGAAAGTTCAATTATATGAAAATTTGCCCAAAATGTAATAGTGAGCATGATAAACCAGGGACATATTGTTCTAGGACTTGTGCTAATAGTAGAGTATTTTCTGACGAGGCTAAATATAAAAAAAGCATAGCACTCAAAGGCAGAAAGCCTACAGGTATTATAGCAGATAAAGAAGCATGGGCTAATAAAATAAAAGAAACAGCTTTAAGAAAATACCTAACAAAGTCTTTTGATGAGTTAGGTATGGAAAATAAACGCCGAAGAGTATTTGAAGAACAAAAATATTGTTGTAATAAATGTGGTATAAGTGAGTGGTTCTCTAAACCCATCTCTTTGGAGTTAGAACATAAAGATGGAAATAACTTAAATAATACCAGAGAAAATTTAGAAGGATTATGCCCAAATTGTCATAGTATTACAGAAACATGGCGCGGAAGAAATAAGCCTGCTAAAAACGGCATTAACAAAATTAGTGATGAATCATTATTACAATGTCTTAATGAGTCTGTTAATATTAGGCAAGGTTTATTAAAAGCAGGAATAGCGGCAAAGGGTAAGAACTATGAGAGAGCAAAGAGATTATTAGGGCAATGATGTCCCACCATCTGTCCATATAAAAGCATATTTACAAAGTGTGTTTCTATATGATAAGAAGTATGTGTTATAAATAACATATAAGGAACAAATATGAGTAAGAAAAAATTAGTTATCATGGGTCGCGGTACTGCTGGTGTAATAGCATTGGCATACTTTACAAAGTTAGTAGGTGATCAATGTGATATTGAATTGCATCACAATCCTGAAATTCCTCCACAAGCAGTTGGTGAAGGATCACAAGTTTCATTACCTAGGGCATTGTTTGAAAGTTTTGGATTTACGTTTCGTAATGGATTGCCTCATGTAGATGGTTCAGAAAAGCATGGTATATACAAAACGGGTTGGGCTGGTTCAGGTGATTATATGCATGACTTTGAAATGCCTAGTATTGGTATGCATTTTAATGCAGTCAAATTACAGAATTATATACTAGAGACACTTAAAGGCAAGTATAAATTAGTAGAATCTAATATCACTGACCACAGTCAAATTGACGCAGATTTTATCATGGATTGTTCAGGAAAGCCCAGTAATTATGATGACTTCAATGTACTAGAAACTATTCCAGTCAATAGTGTATACGTAACACAATGTTATTGGGATAAGCCTGAATTCAATTATACATTGACATTGGCTAGACCATGGGGATGGGTATTTGGTATACCTTTACAAAATAGATGTAGCATTGGTTATATGTATAACAACACGATTTCATCTATAGATGAAATTAAAGAAGATGTTAAAAATGTATTTGAAGAGTATAATTTGACTCCAAGCACAGATACAAATAGTTTTAGTTTTAAAAACTATTATAGAAAAAAGAATTTTGATGGTAGAGTAGTATACAATGGAAACGCAAGTTTCTTCCTAGAGCCACTAGAAGCAACTAGTATTTATGTAATGAGTCAAATCAATGAACTTGCATTGCAGTATTGGTTTCTTGGATATCCTGAAGATGTTGTACATGTAAGATGCGAACAATTGAATCAGGAAGTGGAAGCAGTTATCATGTTGCACTACTTTGCTGGTAGTAAGTACGATACTAAATTTTGGGATTTTGCAAAAGAACGTGGTGAAAAGTGTATTAAGAATGCACTAGTCAATACAAATAATCTTATAGAATTTATTGAAAAATCTAAAGAAGAGCAAAATACAATGCTTGCAAAACATCAAGGTTGGTCAGCTAGGGGTTATGGAAGTTGGGGCTTTTTTAGTTTCAAACAAAATTTAGAAAATTTAGACCTTTATAAAAAGTTTGATCCACTAATTAGTGATATCATGTCTTCCGCTAAATAGTATAAAGGAACAATAATATGGCAATGACGGACCAACAAAAACAAGATATTAAAGAATATCTAAAAGAAAATTTAACAATTACAAATGAAATAACATCAGACATCTATGGTAATAATCCAGATCAAATTGATTTGACAGTTTTATTAGAAGGTGAAGTTGTTGCAACAACAAGGTTGTATCCTTTAGATTCATATTAAATCAACAACGGGTCATTAGTATAGTGGTAGTGCGATGGTCTCCAACACCATTAGTGGAGGTTCGATTCCTTCATGACCCGCCAAACAATGTATCGGTGGCCGAGCGGTCTACTAACTATTTTATGATGCCATGGCCGATCGGTTAGGTGAAAGTCTGCAAAACTTTCTAGGATGGTTCAACTCCATCTGGCATCTCCAAACATAGTTGATTAAATTTTTTGATTCTATCTTTAAGTTCATCTAATGTAATAGATGGTATATTCGGTGTTGATACTATCAAAGATGGTAAATGCCCAGATGGTATTGATTATGATTGGAACAAAAAGTCACGAATAGGTCGTGTCAAAAAAGAAAGGGTGTAATATGCCTAGCGTATTTTTAGTTAGTGATACGCACTTTGGTCATAAAGGCGTATGTCACTTCACACGTAATGATGGTGTTACAAAACTTAGACCATGGGATACTCCAGAAGAAATGGATGAAGAAATGGTTAAGCGTTGGAACGAACGTGTAAAGCCAACTGATAAAGTATATCATTTGGGCGATGTGGTGATCAATCGTAAAAGTCTTAGTATCATGCATAGACTGAATGGTGATAAAGTTCTTATCCGCGGCAATCACGACATCTTCAAAGATGAAGACTATAGAGAACACTTTCGTGAATTACGTGCGTATCATGTAATGAATGGAATGATTCTTAGTCATATACCATTACACCCAGATAGCTTAGGTCGCTTTGGTGTCAACATACATGGTCACACACATAGTAATCGTGTAATGACTGAAGTACGGGGTGAATATAAAATTGATGTTCGTTATCATTGTGTTTGTGTTGAACAAACAGATTTTACTCCCATACTTTTTGAAGACGTATTAAAACGAATCAAAGAAGAAGGTGGTGAAATTGGATTTAAGAACGGGAATGGTCCTGCGATGTAGTATCTACGGGTACTACATCATTTTTATACTGACTAGATGTTAGTATAGGATCAGGTACGAATTCAGTACTGGTATTCCATTTGGCTCTTGGTACATAAGGTTCATTAGAAAATTTAATGAATAAATTATCTAAGCCTGGATTAGTG